ATGGGGCTGGACACAATATGGCATAGTCAGTGTAGGCATCTACTTCCGTTACCGTATCCTCTCCAACCAATTCACCATCTTCCCTGTCCCAGGGGTTGATGAGTTGTTTGCATTCTACTACATCAGCAAGAATTGGCTGTACGATGTAAGTAACGAGCCTAAAGACGTCATCACCGCTGGCACCGACACCATCATGTTCGATGACCGGCTGATGATTTCTGGCCTTAAACTTCGTCTGTGGGCCGCCAAAGGATTCGATACCACTCAACTGGCCTCCGAGTATAATTATGCCCTACAGGCCCAGATGGGCCAGGACCAAGGGGCTGCTGTCATCCACCTTAGTGGAGGCGATGGCTTCCATTACATTGATGCTAGCAACGTGCCGGATGGTAGCTGGAGCGTCTAATGTTCGGGAAACGTCAACAAAGAACAGGTCTAATTAAGAGCATTCCAGCCCCAACTAAGGGGCTGAATGACTATGAATCTATAGCCAATATGGACCCTACCTATGCCTTGGACATGCTGAACATGTTCCCGAGCGCTAGGTCTGTGCGAGTTCGTAACGGATACCAAGAATGGCTTACCGGCCTGGGCGATCCCGCCAAGACCCTCGCCAGCTACAATGCAGCGAACACAGCGAACACCTTGTGGGCATTCACAGACACTGGCATCTTCAACGCTACCACTAGCGGAGCGGCGCCAGCCCCCACAGTTGCCCTGACCAACGGGTACATGAGCACCCTCATGTTCTCCAACGTGGCAGGTCAGTACCTCATGGCAGTCAACGGGACTGACATGGGCAAGATTTACGATGGCGCCACTTGGACCAATATGGTCACTACTGGCGCCAGCACTCAAGACATGATAGCTGTACACTCGTACAACAAGAAAGTATGGTTCGCCCAGAAGAACTCCACTACGGCATGGTATCTTCCTACAGATGCCATTACTGGTGTGCTGACTCCGTTCTACCTTGGCGGAGTGTTCACTCGCGGCGGGTACTTATCCAACATCTTCACTTGGTCCATTGACTCCGGTGAGGGCTTAGACGACATCCTGGTCTTCCAAAGCAGTGAAGGAGAACTGGCAGGATACATCGGCCCAGACCCTAACACCGCTGCCACTTTCATTCTGTCAGCGGTGTACTTCGTTGGCTCACCGCTAGGCCAGCGCACACAAGATGATCTTGGTGGAGACATAGCCCTACTGACCGCTGGAGGCGTAGTTCCCATCAGCAAGGTAGTGGGCGGCACGCAAGCCATCAGTACAGATCAAAACACTCTTACCAAGAACATCAGTCAGACCTTCAACTATGAGGTGTCAAGGCGCGGCCAGATCCCCAACTGGGAGATCCAGAACTTCCCGTTCCTGACTTCCTTGTTTGTCAACTTCCCGTCCACTGGTGGGTTCCCTGCTGTGCAGTTCGTTATGAACACGCTGACAGGTGCCTGGACCAAGTACGATCTTCCGATGCGCACTATGGTGGAGCATAACCAGACGTTCTATTTCTCAGATGAGAATGATAGAATTCTGTACATGAACCCAACCAATCAATTGGATAACTTGTCTATTGACGGGTCTTCCGGGATGTTCATTGTTAGCGGCTTCCAGACAGCGTATAACTATTTCGAGATGCTGGGCGTAAACAAGCTCTTCAGCTTGATCAGACCACTGTTCATAAGTCAGTATACGCCTTCTATGGTATACAATGTTTCCGTGGACTTCCAGCCTAATGATGTAGAGAGTCTACAAGATCCTAGTGGTGGGGCCAGCCCCATTGACTTCTGGGATACTGCTCTGTGGGATGTCAACAACTGGTTCGCGCCTAATGCCCCAACTCAGTCCGACGTATGGGATACCGGCATATGGGATGAGACCATATGGTCGCCAGCGCCTACTGCTGTATACACATGGAGAGGGGTAGGTAAGATGGGCTATGCTGCCAGTCTAGCAGTCAAATTAGCTACCAACGCGATCACAGAGTTTGTGAGCTGCGATTGGGAATTCGTACCGGCGCAGTCACTATGAGCCACTTCATCAGCACCAACGGCATGTACCTTCCCTTCCTTGGCCAGATGCTGGAGTATGTGCCAAGCGCCCGAGCGCAGTGCATAATGTGCGTTGAAGGAGAGGGTGGTGCCCCCATTGCGGGAGTGGCGTATGACGGGTATAATGGGCACATAATCATGGCCCATATCTGGATAGATAAAGGCCGCAAGCCCTCTAAGGAGTGGATTGCGGCCATATTTGATTACCCGTTCAACAAGCTGGGCGTGAAGAAGATAATCGGTCAAGTAAGATCTGGCAATGCGGCGGCGCTAGAGATTGACGGGCATTTCGGCTTTGAGTTCGAGGCTAGAATCTCTAATTTCTACGGCACTGGGGAAAGCTTGGAAGTCCTCACAATGACCAGAGAGCAGTGCAAGATTCTTAATTCCCCTTTGTGGGCCAAGACAGTTGCTAGAGTTTCGAGGGTTTAATCATGAGCGGAGGAGGCAAAGGAGCTAAATCGGCCAAAGCCCCGGACTATACGGCACTAGCTGAGCAGCAGGGAGCCATTAATCAGAAGGCCGCCCAGGAGCTCACAGCGGCCAACCGTCCTAATCAGTACGACCCATTCGGGAATTCTATTACTTGGTCTCAAGCTAATAGCCCTGAATACGATAAAGCCAATACCACTCTTCAGCAGTATAAAGAGTCTATGGCCGCCAACCCTAACTGGGATCAGGGTCAAGCTCAGAAGCAATTGTCAGAATATCAGAGAGCAGCTGATGCCGCCAAGTCCAGCGGCCAGTGGTCACAGCAGCAGACTCTGAACCCAGAGACCAAAGCTATCTGGGAGAAGTACCAAGCCGACGCTGGGCAGGCTGGGTCACAATACGGCGACATCCTGAACCAATATCTGTCTAGCTATAAGCCCGCTGATCTGGCTCAGTACGACCCTAATTCCACCGATAAAGCCTACTCAGATGCATTGTACGGCTCAGTCATGGATCGTGGACGCAAAGAGCAAACCCGCGAAACTGACCAGATGAACACTCAGTTGCGGAACTCAGGCTTAGTCCCAGGAAGCGAGGCGTACAATCGCGCCATGCAGAACCTGATGACCAGCCAGAATGATGCTAACCTGCTGGCGGCGCAGAACGCCACCCTGGCAGGTGGACAAGAGGCTCGCAGCCAATACGCTACCCAGCTCCAAGGCCAGTTGGCGGGCCGTAACCAGCCTTTGCAAGAGCTCGCCGGCATGGCGGGCATCGCTGGAGGTCAGCCATATACTCCTACGTATCAGGGGTTCAGCGGGGCTACAGGCTACAATCCGACTGACTTGGTCGGCGCTGCTCAGGCTCAGTATGGCGCTAAGCAGGCCGGAGCCAACGCCAGCAACTCCAAGAAGGGCGGCCTGATGGGCGCTGGAGCTAGTCTAGGCGGTAGTTACCTGGGGAGCAAATAATGGCTGACTATCTCGCTTTAGCCGCTCAGATGCGGGCCACACGCCAAGCCGAGCAACAGGCCCGCCAAGCTCAAGGACAGATGGGCGGGTCCGCCACGTCCAACGGTGGAGTGGTCGGCCAGGGTGGCAGCAACGGTGTCTTTGGCCCTACAGGCGGATTCCAGCAACAGCAGAGTCAGCAGCCTATACAGACTCAACAGAACCCATTGCAGACTGGCTTGGACGCGTACAACAAATACAAGGACGTCAGTAAGCTGATGGGGTCAAGCGCTCCAGCAGGAGCTTTCGCCGGGGCCACTCCGGCCACCATGAGCGCAATGGGCGCGGGCGGCGGTAGTAGCCTTGGCAGTATGGGTTTAATGTCCAGCGCGGCCCCGGTGAGCTTTCCAGGCGCTGCGGCAGCAGGTGGTGGGGCTACCGGGGCGGGTACTGGCGGTGCAGCCGCTGGCGGCGCTATGGGGGCTGGGGGCATGCTGGCAGGGCTAGCCGCTTTAGGCTACCTTGGCGATAAGGAAATGAATGAGAACAAAGGCAGCATAATCAACGCTGACAAGCTCAACGATGCTGGCAGTATCGGAAACAGCGGGATAGGGCTTCGCGCTGGTGATCTCGTTAACGGGTTCAACCCTGCGACTTGGCTTAGCGACCCTAAGAAAGCTGGCAAGGGCCTCATCAATGCGTTCACTTTCGGTCTTGGCGATAAGTTCTTTGACCTGTTCTAGGAGGATATATGGGACCGCTTGATCCAACCCCGCCGATGGTGACAGCAGGCGCTCCTGACATGAACGCCCAGCTCGCTCAGTTGCTTATGCGCAGACGTGATGCTGCCAAGCAAGCCACTCTTTCCGCTGGCAACGCCAAGATGTGGGATAACACTATCGGCAAACCACAGTTCACCCAGACCGTTGATGGTGGCCGCAACCAGCCTGATCAAGTGGTGATCAACTATGGCGACATTCTTGGTAAAGGCGTCTCCAATTATATGGGCGCCAAAGAGCGTAAGCGCTCAGTTGATAAGAACGCGGAAGTGGCCCAGATCAACAGCGACTTCATGCAGTCAACTCTTCAGAATGATCCAGCCGCTACTAAGCTCTACGGGGCTGTACAAGCTGGTGTTCCGGGCGCTGATAAAGCGCTGATGGAGCATATGGCCCCTAAGAAAGAGAAGATGGCTGTGCTGGTGCAGGGCCTCACATCTGGCATGATGGACCCACAGCTCGCTGAGCAATTGGCAACTCAGTACGGACTGGACCCCTCCGTAGTCAAGAAGGCAGCAGAGTATGCCGCCAGCAGACAAGAGCAAAAGTCCACAGACTCATTTGCACAGAAAGCGGCTCTGCAGACTCAAGATCTGGAAGGTAAGAAAGAGCTCATGGGCATGAAGCCTACGAAGTCGGGCTATACCCAGGACGAGCTGAACGCTATGCCGCCAGAGCAGAGAATGGCCATTGCCACTACTGGCGGACGGGAGACGGCGGAGTCCAAAGAGCGCGGCAAGATGAGAGTGGCTGCTGAGGTGGATCTCCCTAAGACTGATTATGCCATGAACAACTTGAACGACGTTATCAAGTTTGCGGATGAAGCCACTTACTATCCCGGCACGCTCGGGCTAGCGGCCAACGCAGTGGATCGTTCTGGCAAGAACGCCATGCTTCGACAGGCCATAGCAGGGCTGGTACTGGACGCCACTGGCGGCAAGTTAGGTGGTGGCGTATCCAACGCCGACGTGGCCTTCCTCAAGGAAGCTCAGACTAACTTGGAGAGCGGTAACAGGAACACGGTTGTGGCGCAACTCAATAAGTTGCTGGCACAGCTTAAGTCTCACAGAGCTACCCTATCCAAGCAGGCTGGGGTCTCGGCCCCAAATGAGGCACCTTCCACCGGACCAACGTCCCCCCTGGACTACACGAACTATAAGAACACCCGCAAGTCCAGCGCCCCAGCCTTCGACGATGTATTCCCACCTGGGACTTTCGAAGGTGAGTAGGGAGGAGGCCAAGCGCCTCTGGGAGCAAGATCTGCTAGCAGGCTATCACCCAGCGGAGGCGAAGGAACGCGTTCAGCACTTCGCCGAAACTGGCATTGCGCTGCCTGACCCGACGTCTAAGTACTGGGACTCTCTGGTACACACAGAGTCTCGTGGAGACCAGAGCGCCGTGTCGCCGAAGGGGGCCACTGGCATCGCTCAGGTCATGCCCGCCACTGGCCCGGAGGCCGCTGCGCTGGCCGGGGAGGAATGGGATCCAATTGCTTTTAAGAAGGATCCAGTGTACAATGCTAAGCTTGGGAGAGCTTATTTCCGTAAGCAAATGAAGGACAACGGTGGAGATCCAGCTAAGGCTCTAGCGGCCTACAATGCTGGACCCGGAGCTCTTCGTAAGGCTAAGGGCGACATCTCCAAGCTGCCACAAGAAACACAGAACTATGTCCCTAATATTATGAACCGAGCTGACGCCAGTACTCAGCCCGATCTTGATGATCCTGCTGAAGTGGCCCTAGCGAGGGAAGCACTTATGACTCCGCGTGACAAAGCCCGCAAAGTCTACGAAGACGTCCTAGCGTCCGGCGGCAGCCCTGAAGACGCTAAGGCTGCGGCTATGCAAGCGGCACCGTCTAAGGCAGCGCCTACAGCGCAAGGGCCAGCCGCACAGCCCACCCAGACAGGCCCAAACGGCGTAACAGGCAGCTATGCTGAGCCTACCTTTGCTTCTAATATGCAAGATGACATTGAAAAAGTATATCAGACTGATCCAATCATAGCCGGTATGGGCCGCTCCTTTGCGGGCACTATCCAAGGCGTGCGCAAGCTTTACAATCAGGCTACAGGTGACGAAGCTAAGGTCAAAGAGCTGGAGGGCGACGAGCAACGTTCTCGGGACTTCTGGCAGAAGGTTGACCCACAAGGCAGCGGCTTCTCCCAAGGCGACTTCGGCCGCCTTGCTGGTGATGTCAGCACCTTCGCTGGCGTCCCAGCGGCCAAGGCCGGAGCTCTTGGTAACATTCTCCAAGGTGCTGCGGTTGGTGGGGCTCAGGGGCTTGTACAGCCAACCACAGCCACGGACAGCCAAGCGCTGAACGCCGGGATGGGGGCTGGCTTCGGCGGAGCAGTGGGAGCTCTTGGTTCTGCGGCTCGGGGAGTTGCTGGCACTGAGGACCCTACCCGTCTGGCAGCAGCCCAAGGGCTTCGCGCTAAGGGCGTAGAGGTCCCAGTCGGCCAGGAGTACAACTCCCCTATGGGCGCGGCGCTTCGCAAGATGGGCGGCGAGAAGGGGGCCAACACCATCCCAGAGAAGTCTCTTACTAGCACCCTGGCCAAACAGATGGGTATGGAAGGGGACATTACTAACTCCAGCTTGGAGGCCAACCTCCGCAAAGTTGGCGGGGAAATTGGTGGCCTTTCCAAAGGTAAGACCGTCAGCCTGGATAAGGATTTCGGCAGAAAGATTATAGATATCGGCGGTAAGTATCACATGTCTGGCCCAGTAGCTAAGGGGGACAAAGTGATAGCTATGGCAGACCACTTGCTGGAGCTTGCCCGTCCAGGCAGAAGCATCAGCGGGGAAGAATATCAAGCCCTCCGTACGGGTCTGTCCGCCAATTCCATTACAGGCAGCGCCGCTGAGAAGCAGGCCATGTCCGGCATGAAGCGGGCTCTGGATGATGTATTCAATAAGCAGAACCCTAGCCCTGAGCGCGGAACGCTGAACAGCCAGTATCGCCTCTCCCAGATTCTTCGTAAGGGATCAGGCATGCCTGCTGAGGGCATGACGGCTAAGCAGATGCGCAACAAGATAGAAGGGGCAGCGTCCAAGGGCGAAGTCAACCCAGAGGTTCGTAGCCTGCTAAGTGAAACTAACCAGATTATCCCTAGAACTGCTATTGGCGGGGATGCCGCTGCGGGGGCTGGGGATGATGCAGTTATCAGAGGCATGGACCGGCCCGGTATTGTCAGTGGAGTTATGGCGCTAATGCGAGGAGTGGCCGGGCCAGCCAGTAAGGGATTCGATAAAGGAACTATCCAGAAGCTCATCAACAACCCAACAGCTAGAGTCTCTCTGGCAAACCTACTTCGCGGCGGCGTTATCCCGCAAGCCGCTCGCCTCGAACAAGGAGAGCAATAATGCCTCGTAACGGTTCCAGCGTCTACAGCCTGCCAGCGGGGAACCCTGTCATTCCAGGGACTATCATCGCCACGACTTGGGCTAACACAACCCTGACTGACATCGCCACCGCTCTGACCAACAGCCTATCCACTGACGGCTCCACTGCCACTGTGAGCTTGGCCGGTAAGACCATGTCTGGCGGCACGTTCACAAGCCCAGTTGTCTCCGGCCTTTTGGATGTCACAAGCGGGCAGATTAAATTCCCAGCCGTGCAAGTGCCGAGCGCAAACGTCAATACTCTGGACGACTACGAGGAGGGGACCTGGACCCCATCGGCTTCTTTCGGTACAGTTGGCAACTTGAACGTAGTATACGTTCGCAGAGTGGGCACCTATACCAAGATAGGAGACAGGGTATTGGTTGGGCTAGCCATCACCACTTCCACCTTCACCCACACTACAGCGGGCGGATCGGCAAGAGTTACAGGGTTCCCTTTCGCCTTTGCTGAGGATTGGGGGGATAGCGTTTTACTCGCAGGAGCTCTTCTAGGGGCTGATACTCAGGTGGCCATCCTGGCAGCCGCCGCCGCTACGTTCTTTGAGTATAATATAACCACCAACACCACAGGCGCCAACGTCATCCCGGGCACGGGTCAGTTCACTTCTGGCCCCAACCTAAACATCCGCATCTGCTCTCAATACAGGGCTTAATAAAATGACTATTGAAAGACGTTCCATAGTAGCTCAAATCGAGATCCCTTGTGTGGGCGGCGTACAGGTGCTCATTCATTTGCAGATGGTGGAAGATGGCTCTGTCATCAGCCACAAGAACCATCGTACATTCATCCCAGTGGATATTTCCCCGGCTGAACAGATGGCACATGTGAATGGCCACTTGTCCGAGATGGGGGAGGCACAGATCTCTAGTGCTGACATCCAACGTGTGGGCATGTTCCACAAGCTGGCGGCAGATCTTCCTTCTGAGTTCGCACCAGCCCCGGTACTTGATGAAGTGGTTGAGAACATCAAGCGGGCCAAGGCCAGCCGCAAGGTAGACCCTCAGTAAACAGACGTTAAAAAGCCCCGCGTGCGGGGCTTTGTGCTGAGCGCTATTTAGTCAGTACCGCCGCCATATCTAGTTTCACCTCTACCTTCAAGTGATCCGAACGCTGTGTTCAGCTTGAACTCTATATTGTCTGCTACTTGCTGAGCTGTCTTTTGAGTTTCCACGCTAGCTGTGCAGTAGGATTCTACCAGTAGAAGATACCGGCGCAGATCCTGGATGTCATCAAGTACTCCTTCGGCCCCGTTCAAAACCCCATCGGCCTGTATAGACTTGAAGATGTCATATCCTTGTGACTTGCACAGATTCTCGATGCGGTCCCATTTTCTGGCCAGCATCATGAACGCCCCCACTCCACCACGATTTCTCCAGCTAGATCCGTAAGACTGGCCCTTTTGGATGAGTACATCAACATCTATCTCACCCAGTTTACGCATGTTCAGATAGTCTTCGATCATTTGTGACTCCAGTGCCATTCTGTTAATGCTAGTTGAACAAGCTCGGCAGCAGGACCGCCACCGAGCGCCGAGAGCTGCGCGCTGAGGTATGCGGCGTAATTCTCTCCAACATCCTCAATAGTGTAGTTCCCCATTCTCTTCTCCTCAATACACTTGAGGAGCCCATCCAGGTTATCAGCAGTTTTCAGCAGCAAGGCTTCCCATGGGGTCAGCTCGTCCCAACCCAGATGCCCGTGCACCTCAGCCATAGCGTTGAACTCTATGACTCCGAACGCTTGCTTGGCATCCGGCCCCATTGCCCGCTTGGAAGGACTGGGCATATCGCCACTGATGTATTCCCCCATATCGTGGGAAAGTGCTGCCATCATCAAACGAGCTGTCAGTTGGCGGCCAGTCATGATCATCAGCAGGTTTACGAGCCCAAAGGTATGCTCAGCCACGTTCTCAGTCTTTAGCAGAAATTGTGTATGGTATCGCGTTACACGCCCAGCGCACCGCGCCAAATGTGCCCGCTCTAAGATAGTAGTCATTTTGTGCCCTTTTTGAATAACGCTCTCGTATACCACTGCACTATTGCCAGTCTCCAGTCATAGGCGTCTATGCACTCAGCAATGTCAATAGCTTCTTGGAAATTACCGGCTTTCCATTCCCGCCAACTGGCCCATACAGGCTCAACGGTCTCTTCCAGGAACGGTTCTGTGAACCCTTCTGTTTTGCCATTACATAGCTCCTCACACTCTTTCAGGAATGTCCGCCAGTTAACGACCATAGGCTTCCTCTTTGGGGGCTTAAGGACGCCAGCGTAGCGCTCCCAAGGCTTGCGGCCTTCCATTGGCCCGCTCATTTCGTTGGCGATGGTTTGGGCCATTCCCCAGTGCTGTTCGTATATGTGCAAGTTGTTGCTTATGTGGTGCCAAGCCCCGCACTTAACGCCCAGCGCGTCGGCCATGAACTCCTGTAGCATGGTCATGTGGACGGCATTGGCCCCACAGAGGCCCCATACCAGATCGTTGCTGCGGTTGATGGTGGTGAAGTCCAGGCGGTCGTACTGAGTCATGCCATCAGGGCTATCCTTGCGGCTGAAGGAAGGCATGATCATCAAGTTGCATGGGAAGTCCTTGCCGGTCTTGCCATTGCCGTCCACCTCGGCGTCCCACATACTGATCACTGCGCGTCGGTCATTGGGGTCGGCCTCCAGCATCTCAATACATTGTGTGATCTGGTCCACATTAAAATGGTTCCGCCATCTGTGACCGTAAGCAGCGTGGAAATTGGCCCCGTTATCGCTATAAGACTCGATGTTGGAATTGAATTGCTGTACGAATGCAACATCATTCCTACCGGCCAGCATCCAAATGGATTCCATGAGATGAAAGACATGGTTGCAATTCCTCTCTTGATCGAACAGAACCCGCTCCCACGGCTCCCTGACAGTGATATTAACTACGCCGTTGAACTTCCTGGCCCGGCCATTGCGGGTCTCAACGACGCTGGCATACTTATTGTCCATGATGCGGTAGGCCAGCATTCGGTACATATTGCGCAGGTCAGCGAACTCGAAGTTTATAATCATTTCTCGGCTCTCCTGAAATAGCGCTTGCGGGATTTCAGGCGCGGGTTGGACAGGCGCATGTACTTGCCAAACTCACAGAGACAGTTCTGCAAGTCCTGAGCGTGGAGCTCCATGGCCCAGATGTCATCTGGCATATCGTCATACAGTGCTGCTATCCTAAGCATGAAGTTGGACTTGGAAGTATTCCCATCCCAGATAAAGTCCAGCCCCTGTATACTTCCAGGGCCGGGACTGCACCAGTCTTGATGGGCTGCAGCGGCTACCAGATAGCGGTCGTTGCGCAGGTCAGCCACCACTTGAGCGGCTAGGAACCCTGTCCCGCCAAGACCGCGTATAGAGCTAAGCGCTGCGTGCGCGTTAGCCAGCGAGTCCGTCGGAATAATGACCTTTTGCGCGGCCAGAACCATATCCCGCACATAGTCGACTTTGTCCATCTGCTGGCCAGCGGTACTGACCACGTATGCCGGATGGAAAATCTTAACTCCAGGTCTTTCATCTCTGTAGTCCTTTAGCTCTTGGAAGGCCTCAGGGATGCTGAGGCCTAAGTCCGTAGACTCTAGCACTCTAGCCAGCGTAGGCGCCCAGTTGAACAGGCGGGCCATAAGGTAGATAGTTGGCAGGCAGCTGATGGTGGCCACATCACTCTCTTCCATTGGGAAGTAGTGGCGGACTACGTCGCGGATTTCAATGGTGCCCCGGTCGTCTTCCCTGCGCACATTGCAGAAGTGGTAGGTATTGAGGATAGGGTCATGGGAATACCCACCTTCAATACCTTCAGGATGCTTATCCTTCAGGATGCGTATCTGCTCTCTGGCGCGAATCCAATACCAGAACTTTTCAAGTACTTCTGTGTTCATGAGCACCCACCATAGGCCGCAGCCTTCTTCCACTGTATAGAGACATCCCAGCGCGGGCCAATGTCCCAGCCGTCTACCTTCTTAAGCATTACGAACTCAGGGAACATACTCTGCAAGGTCTGAGCGCAGTGCTCTTGGAGCTCCAACGTGCGTATGTCGCTGCACCCGCCCCGGTTATTGCTGCCAGACTGGTCCTGAACTACGCCGTAGTAGTTCATGGAGCCAAAGCCTTCTGTTAAGAGCTTCAAGTTCAGCTCGAAGTCCTCCATCAGGGGCAGGGTCGGCTTTATACCAAAGCTGCGCAGGATGTCCACTCTGTACCCTAGCGCCCGTAGGATTCTACCATTCTGGTCCCAGATGCCTTTAGCATTGGCGAACTGACGGTGGCCGATACCGACGTGGACGCTGGTATTCATCTGCAAATCCAGCACCCTGAAGGCAGCCCCAATCAGGTCGCCATCGTGCCCCTTTACATACTTGCCGTCCTTGCGGAACGCCCAGTTGGACAGATCGTCATCCAGCATAAGTACTTTGTCGCCACCTACGTGTTCCAGCGCGAAGAGCCTAGACTCAAGCACCCCTGGCCCGCGATTATGGCAGCTGGCATGATATCCGGCGTCGTGCAATCTAGCCGCCAGCTCGGGATCATCCACCAACAGCTCTACTTGATAATCGAAGTGATCCTTGGCATTGATCTTATCGTAGGTCCTCTGCATAGCAGGCCCGCGATTGGTAACGATATATACCTTCATGGTGCCACCATATTCTTCTGTAGGCCAAGAAAAGCCGGGTTTGTGAGGCCCGGCTTGGGGCGTTACTCAGCAGCAGTTTCTGCTACTTCGCCGACCTGGATGCTGATGAAGCCATGAGCGACGTCGTGGTGGAAATCACCAGTGGTCAGACCAGCGGCAAGCGCTTCTGCCACAGTTTGACCCGAGGCATAGGCCGCAAAGCGGGCATGGGACGCCGAGCCTTCGCGCTTGGGGTTGGCGGCTGCCAGTAGGGTGATGACGGCGGTGGCAGGGTACTTGTCGCCACGGCCTTCGCGCTCGGCTTTCGGCGCTTTGTAGGCAGTTTCTTTCGGGCCAAGGACAGGGCTGCCATCTTCGTTCAGGGCAGGGGTGCCGTCTTCGTTGGCTTGTGGGTATTGTTTCGGCGCCTTGGGCTCTTTAGGGGCTTTTGGCTCCTTGGCAGCTTTCTCAGGCTTTACAGCAGCACCGCCGTCCAGGGATTTCTTGACGCGCTCTTTCTTCGGAGCAGGAACGTCACAGGCTGCGGTGGCAGCAGCGGCTTCGGCCAAGAGGGTATCTACGTCAGTCATTTTGAGCACCTTTCAGTTGATGGGTATTGCTTCTTAGGAGGTAGTACTATACCACAGTGGCACCTACGCCACAACTAAATAATTTCTCAGGATTGCTAAAAAGTTTTCCTCTGAATCCTCCTTGCCATCCACTATCGCCAGCAGAGCCCTCTCAAACGGACAGTCCAGCATGATGCGGTAGATGAATACCTGCTCCGCCTTGGTCCCTTGGCGGGCCACTCGCCGGTTAGCCTGGAAGGTATTCTCCCAGCTAGGGTCGTTAGCGAACCATATCACGTTATTACAGTTTTGCTGTAGGCCGTCTATACCGTGCGCTACGCTTTGCGGCTGGCCAAGCAACAAGGGCACGCCCCCAGCGCTAAACGCTTGGCAGTGGGCCGCTCCGACGGCTGCACTAACGCCCCCACCTACCCTTGGCACCATGTAGCCAAGCCTTTCGTTAATACGCTTATAGTCGTGATGGTATTGGTACAGGCAGAAGGCAGGCTCGCCATTAAGCTCTTCCAAAAGGTTCTCTAAAGCATCCAGCTTAACAGAATGAGCAACACGATATTCATCTTTTTCGTCTTCATCTACGAATGCTCCTTGTACCAGTTGGCGGAGTTTCCCAAAGAGGACACCAGCATTGGGGGCCATGACCGTCTTACCGGCGATCGTGGCTATGAATGTCCTCTCCAGCTTCTTGTACGCTTCCTTCAGCTCTTCTGGGAACGGGAGCCAGATGTCGACGACTTCACAAGGTATAGCTTCCGTGTCCTCAAGTTGGAGTGTGGTAGCTGATATCTTTTCAGCAACTCGTTGCAGACCAGTAGATTGAGGTATATATTTACCGTCATGGTCAAGCGCCATATACTCAAGCCTAAAGTGAGTAATGAATTGTCCAAGGTCTTCTCCCATATCAGTGATGTAGCATTGTGCAAATAGGTCTTCCAGCTTGTTGGGTTTGGGCGTGCCGGTCATAATCACCCGGCGCGCCATGTACTTAAGATAACGCTTCAGCGTCTTGAATCTGGCGGAGTCATACGACTTGAAGCGGGTGCTTTCATCAACGGCCAGCATTACGCGCTTGCCGCGCAGAAAGTCAAGCGCTACAGGGTTGAGAGGATAGCCGCGCTTCTTGTCCCCCAGCTTCCACTCACTCGTCAGCAAGCCCTCGATATTCATCAAGTATACATCCGAGGTCGTCTCCATCGCCTTCAAGCGTTCCGTTTTCCCACCATGGATCGTCACGTAACTTAGATGCCGAAAGTCCTCCCACTTGTTCAATTCTGAGGGCCACGAGGTCGTCACGACGCGCAGAGGACCGAGGACCAACAAGACGTCCACTAGGTCTAGTCGTTTTAGGACCTCGAACGACTTTAGTACTATAGAGGTCTTGCCCTTTCCTGGCTTTAAGAACAATCTGGTCCCACCATTCTGGACGATTAGTTTCATCCCACGGACCTGCTCCGACTTTGGCTCTAACGAAGGTCTCGACTTCGACCAAAGCGGTGTAGTGGTTGTCATACCAACGTACCTCAGCGCCTAGCGCTCTGATTTCCTTATGGACCTCTACCTGCATATCGTCTGGCACTTCCCCCGGCTGTTTCCACTCTATATACAAGTGGTGGCCGCCGGGGCCAAACAACAGTAGGCGGTCGGGCCAGCCTTTGCGCCCAGGAGTTACCGTTTTGACGTATTTATGGGGCTGGCCATAGGCTTCGAAGAGCTTGGCCGCTATACGGGCGAATGCCTTCTCAATACTGGATTCACGGCGCACTTGTGCAGTCTCCCCCGTTCCGCCAACTCATGTCGCACCAATTGCACTCGCGACCTGGCTTGGGCTTCCATTCATCATCTAGGCGAATGACGCGTATCTCTTCGTCAATGGCCCCCTTGGCGTCCTGTATCTCTCCGTCGCTGTAGTTCCATTCCTGGATGTGGCCGGGGATATCAAGGTACACGAAGAATGCTTGGCGACGGTCTTCCATGGCCGCGTACATCTTGGCTTGGTCTTCATGGTCGTCGTATATCTTGCCAGACTTCCAGTCATATATGGCTTCCAGAAGTCCGTCTACCTTGCCCCGCGCCCAGGCTTCAGGGTCGTCGAAGCTGGCCAGTGTCCAGTCCTCGAACACAGCTATCTCTCCCTCGGCCACTAGCCCCCGATCTTTTAGATCTCCCATGTAGGACCGCCACTTGGCCAGACAAGAATTGCCAGTTGGGTAGCAAGCCGCGTCCTTGAAGTAGTACTCCAGCATTTCGTGCAGCATTACTCCGCGCTCGGCGGCGGCCCCGCTAGGGCTGCGGATGCCGTCGATATAAGCCTTCTTCCATTTCTTAGGGCACTTCTTATAAAGGCTCTTGCCACTATAACTTATCGGCTTCGTGTACATTGGCGCGCTCCTTCAGTATCTCTTCAATGGCAGCTTTACGAGCAGACATAACTTCCTGTAGAGAAACATCCGTAAAGCTCCAGCCATTGTACTTGATAATGTCCTCTAACTCCTCAGTGCTCAGCACTGAGATCACTTCTTTGTAAGTCTTCATTAGTCTGGTTTAGCCTCGCCCCAGTGCGCGCCATATCCCGTATCGAAAATCATAGGGACATCGCATGGTAGATGGTTGGCGGCCTCTTGGTAGATTTCCTCAACGTAAGGAATATCCTTCTCGAAGACGCTGGAGTTAATTTCATCGTGTACTGGCACCAGTATCCGCCCGCCAATGGCCGAGATCCTAGGGTCCAGGTAGATCATGGCTTCCTTACCTTGGTCAGCAGCGCTGCCTTGGATCAGAGTGTTGAGCGCTTTGTAATCCCACGTTCCGCCCCAAGGGCTACGCCCCGGCTCGCAGTAGTACACACGCCCGCCAAGGGTGCGGATAGGCATGCCCATCTTGAAGCGCTTCTTGCATTCCTTGTCCAGTTCTATAACGTCCGGCAGCATGCCACTGACTGCGCCCTTTAGATACTTGGCCCTTGGCGCTTCGCACTCCACCTTGGCCGCCAGCGCCGCCAGACCCATGGAATACACCAGCCCCAGGAAGATTTGCTTGGATTCGAAGCGAGTTACGTCTCCACCTACCAAGTTCTTAATCCAGAGATAGCAGTCCAGCTGCGGATTGTTGATGTAGGCAGCCATCAGGTCGCCAGCTTCGAAGTGCGCGGTCAGGCGCGGCTCCTGTGACTTAAAGTCACCACAAAACCAAACTTGACCCCCCTCAGGTAACAGATAAGTGCGCATATCTGGAAACGGGTCTCCCCAGTAGTCAAGACCTTTATTCTTAGGAACGTTTTGCCCGTTAGGGTCGCTAGAAGATAGGCGTCCTGTGCGAGTTCCGAAGCCGTCTGGATTTCGTACTTGGTTATACGAGGGGTGAATTCTCCCTCCGTTGGATTGACAATAACGAAGCCACGGCTCCATGAATGTACCGATGAGGGTATCGTATAGACTGCGACTTGCCAGAAGGCTTTTAAGCTTGGGATCAGTTTCAAGGACGGCCTCCAGACTTGCCTTGCCCATGGACGGCTTGCCAGTGGGCGTCATGATGAACCCAGTGTAGCCCCGTTCCTTGAGTACCTCCGCCAGCGCTGCGTCCTTGACCTCGAAGTCTGGGCCGACCTTCAAGTGCTCCCTGATCAGCTGGTCCAGGAGCGCCCGCTTGATGTTAGCCTTGTGGCAATCATCACGGAGACGGGCTTCGTCCACACGGACTCCCCCGTTCTGCATACGACCGAGGATGGGCGCCAGTGTACGCTCCCGGTTATAGGGCTCAAGCATATCCTGGATAGTAGGCTTGAGGAATTCGTATAGCTCTCTGGTGCGGTATATGTCGCCAATAGCATAAGGGCCGCATAGAGAAACAGGAGTCTCAGAGATGTAAGCACCGCACTCTTTGCGGCTGCGGCAGTCCGGGACGTTGACCATGATCCAGTCGTACATGTCTTGTTGTTCATCAGGAGCTATCCCGAGCCAGTCTTCCGCCAAGTCTTTGAGAGACAGTGATCTCGCGTGCGGGTTGTTGAGGTACGCCGCGAAGAGTGTGTCATGCGTAAGTAGTGGGTCGCGTTCAGGAAGATCGAGGTGAAAAGCAAGAACAGGAATATCGAAGATAATACCGTTATGAGTAATGAATACTTCATCCCAGTATTTGAGGAGTGCTTCACGGGCCTGCTCCTTTGTACAGTTGTTGCCTGACGGGTGGCCCCAGGCCAGATACAGGCGCTGATTACTACCATCAGGCTGCGGAATGCCGAGCGCTACGCCCACAGGGACAGGGCGTAGCGGACGACCCTTTTCAATCTTCTTGGACTCGATATCGAGTTCAATTTCTAAGCGCTCAGTGCCTAGCATTAGTAACCCTCCTGATAAGCCTGAGCTATATAGCCAGCGATAAACAGCACGATAAAGCCAATAATTAACCAGAGCATGATGATATCCTCAGTAGGTGGCCATCCTTGGCCGGATGGATTAGAAGCGCTTGGCGCGGGCTTCCGACTTCCCTTTCAGTTCTGCCTTGGCCGCCAACTGTTCTTCAGTCAGCTCTACGTTGTGCTCGTAGACGCGCTCCAGTTGCTCAAGCGCCCCCTCGGCCTTCTGTACCAGTGGCATAATCATACTGACGTCCACCAGAGGCCCGTTGAGGAAGGTCAACTTGAAGGTGGTCTTGCGGTCTGGCTCGCTGCCGATGATGGTGTACACGCCTAGAGGGGGACGTGCAAACAAAGTGCTAAGCTTGTTGACATACTGCGCCCAGACCTTAACGCTGGTCACTGGGAGTTGCATAGTGGCCAACTCAGCAGTAGGCAGGTCTTCCACGGTAGTACTGGCCGGAATCATCGCGAGGCGGCGCGTGTTCTTACAGGCTTTGCCTCTACCGCCTTTAGGGTCAGATTCCCAGGCGTTCCACGGGCAACTAGCACAATCCTCGTTCTGCGGCTTTTGTGATTTAGGATGCGGCGCCATATCCTCGCCATCTTCACTATAGGCGTAGCACACAGGGTTCGTAGGGTTTTTCTCGTCATACTCCCCCTCGTAGTACAGGTTTGCATGTGTGCTTGCAATGATGATGACATCGAGCTTGTTCCCAGGGGCTGGGTCGCCATTGAGGGTAAGGATGCCAGCACGGGTGCCGACGTTACTGGTCGTTGGCTTTTCAATGGCGGTAGCCTTCTTGGCCATTGCCGCCAACATCTCATCGTAGTTTGCAAGTTCTTTGCCTTGCTCGGATACAATGCTATCATCAGGTTTTTTCGTGGTCATACTATAATACTCGTCGACGGGAGGATAAGGGATAGTTTCTTCATGTTATCGAAGCGTTCGTTTGACGCTTCCAGGAGTGCCTCCATATTTTCAAGCAGATTATCCAGGCCGCCACTGATAAGTAACATCGACGCCCAGAACTCAGGGGTCATAGTTTCCAGAGTGGCCCCCATACGCGATTGCATCTGGCACACGCCCAGTGCGTTCATCTTCGTTACAAAGCTGAAGTTGAACGTAGTGCCGAGCGCTTCGAGCTTTTCACCCACTACTGTCATCAACGCATGAATCTCGTCAATGTCTTCTTGCTTCAACTCCATCTCTGGCGGCTTGGTTGCAGCCCAAGTGTCCAGTGATACTGTTTTAGGTACTTCCATGCTAGATCTCCTGTTAGGTATTGCTGGTGCCACTATAGCACATTACGCCTGTGCATTGCTACCACCAGACATCATAGTATCGCCTTCCTTGATGAACACGCCGTCAACCATCCGCCCCTTGCGGTCCTTGATAATATTCCAGACGTCTTCGAGAACACGATTAGGGTCCAGCCCAAGCTCCACTGCGGCTGCAATACAATCACCGAAGACTGCCGCCAGTATGTCCGCCAGGTGCGGGCTGGCAAGCTCTAGGGCGAGGATGCCGATATTGTAGGAGTTTTCACGGAAGGTGGCCTCGGCCCCGATGGAGTCGTCTTTCATGACGTTGGAGATGGTATCTTTGCATGCCTCATAGCTGAAGCCGTCTGTGTCAGTGAGCTTGCACAGAGAGTGGAGAATGCGGACGTTGGCCTGTGCCCCCATGATGGCCACTATCACCATCTTGTCGCCGAGCGCGTCGGCCATAACTTCCAGCTTTCCTCGCGCAGCACCAGCAGCGAACTCGCCATGCTCTTCAACGAGCTTGACATACTGGCGCTCCACTGTAGAGCCTTGAACCAAGTTGCGGTCGTTGGCCCAGCCGATGATCTGGGCTACCAAGTGATCAAGTGTCATTGTCTGTTTCCTCAGGGATTTTATAGTATTTGCAGTGCTGTACCATTGGCTGAAACGACTTGCCGCAGGACTCGCAGTTGAATCCGGCATAGTTCCCCACTTGAGAACCATCCATGAACCTCCAGTACTTGGCAATGGGCACCTTGCCAAAGGATGGTTCTTCTCTGGGCTCCTCAGTGTAAGCGTACTCAGCCTTACACTGGGAGCAGCACATCACCCAGCGTCTGATCACGTGTTGAACTTGGCCATGATCCACTGCCCAGCCTTGCGGCCGAGAGCGGTGATGGCGTCGGTTCCTGGGAGCCCCAGCAGCGTATAGCCGCCGTAGAGCGCGAGAGGGTACAAGATGAAGTCAATCATTGGTTACGCCTTTTTGTCGGAGAGGTCATAGACGTCGATAAACTCAACGCCTGGCACTTTGAGGTCATTCGCTGTATACTCATCCACCGTGCTAGTAGCCAAGCGGAATTGCAACAGAGAGATATCCCCGGTTTCCCTGATAAATTTGACCAGCGCTTCCTTATCGCTGACAGTCGCAACATTTTTAGTGCTGAGACTGGTTATCCGGCCATCGATCATTACTCCCTCAAGCTTCTGAGCGCGGAACACTTCGATGGCGTAGGATTTAAACGCCGTTTCTGCGGATTGTGCGGCCCGCGCTTGGCGCTCCAGCTCTAAGCGCTTAGTGCGCATATCCCGCCACTTAGAAACTGTAACTTCGTAAAGATCACGTGGGGCCGAAGCCGGGTCCAGAGGAGCTATCGCAGCCAATAGCTCTTCTACTGTTTTGTCAATCATATTCGTGGAACCTCTGTATGATTTGATTGTACTTGCGGCGGACGGCTTCGTGGTCCCAGAATACATTCTCCTGGTGTACGCCCATCAGCTCGAAGCCCACAATGGTGGGGGCTTCGTAGGATATGAAGAACATCTCACACCCGCTGCCAAACTCAGCCATCTGGCGGCTTGGATGGAGTCTGGTGGCGCCCATATCCTGCAGGATAGGCGAGCAGTAATCGAACATATTCTTTACTCCGCTCACTACTACATATACCTGTCTCTGGCCGAAGCACTGACGCATTGCCGCCGCCAGCATGGACCGGGTCCGGCCACTGCGCCGCTTATCCCAACGCTCAGGACCGGCCATCTTTCACCAACCTTGCGGTAAGGCAGCCGCTTATCCACTCCCAGTCATGCCTGTCATTGGAGTAGTCCTTCTTGAGGACAGCCCGTATGGCACCATCCTTGGACTCGGCTTCCACAACGCCGTGATCCTGCTTATCCGCCCTGCCTTCCATGCCAGTGGCCAGATAATAGTATGTAACGTGGTACTTGCTCATGCTAGAACCCTCGTTTCTGTTTTATTTTGCTGCATTCCGTATGGTCTGCGTGCTTAGTGCCACACTTCGGCAGCCCGCAAACCTCGCACAGAATCTTCATGGTTGAGTTCAGAGTGCGGAACCTCAAGGGCGGGGCCTTCTTCACAGTTTGTATTCCTCAACTGGGAGCTTAAAGACCAGATTGCCACGCTGAGCGCTCCGCACCCAGCCCATCGCCTGGAGGCTCCTGCCAAGTTTAGCCAGATCGCTTGTGCTGGGGTTTGGAGCAGCGAACATGATGCCCCACATCTCAGCGGGTCTAACTACATAGACCCCGCGCTTCTCGTACTTCTCCAGCTCCTTGGGGGCAGGCATCCGCCACTTTAGGTCGTTGGTGAAGTCCTCATCCTCGCCAAACGACAGCTTAGCTCGGAGCTTCGAGACCTCCTTCTCAAGCTCTTCATACGTTGGTCTGGTCATACTGTACTGCTCCAATTAAGATACGGTGCCACCAGTATACAGGTGGCACCGCGCTTTTACAACCCCAATCCTAACGATCTTAACCCTAAAACGGTATATCGTCGTCAAACTTGTCGAAATCGTTTACTGGCGCTGGGCGCGGAGGAATGGGCATATCGAATGGATCCACTTCCTCAGGATGGCCCCCGTCATGTCCAATGGCCAGCAGCTTGCTGATTTCTTCCTTGCACTTGTTGATAACGCCCTGCGCCTCGCCCATATGGGCAGTGAGGGCTTCTATCATGGCCCCCTTCTCATCGAACTGGGGCAGCTCCCCCCAGTCTACATCAATTATCCTCAGCAGCTTCCACTTCTGGCCGCTGCCAGCGTAGCCATCCATGGTCAGGCTTTCTATCGCGGTGTATGTGACGGTGGGGCCGCCATAGTTGTTTGTTTGCACGATGGCGTAGAGGGCCATCTTCTCGGGTATCTTGTCAGTGCTCATGCTTTTGTACCTTTGTGGTGTTGTTTGTGTAGGTGCCACTTTGCATTAAGTGGCACCATTGCGCAACTATTATATGCGCAAATTATTTTATGTCCGGGGCTTGTGCCCCCTGCTAAGTGGTGCCACTATGTACCTGCACCAACAACCCACCCATATAAAAGGTACAACAGCATGAACTCACTACTTACCAGCATCGAAGGCATGGACGAATTTGTTGTTACCCCAGCGCCGAACAAATATCTCGTAGCGCTCCGCATTACCCCAGAGCAGGCAGAGTACTTCAACGGCCATGAGCGCATCAGTGTGGCCCTGGAAATCATGGATAGCGGCTCAGCTGGTGTGCATCATGTACGCACTGTAGCTGACGACAACGAGCCTGGGCCTGATTTGTTCCCGGCCAGTGATGCTGAGGACTTCACCCCAGAACAGTACTTGGTGCTTACCGCCCCAGAGTTTGAAGCGCGGGTCAACAAGGCAGTAGTGGACTTCTATACTGCTGTAAAGGACGACCTGGACGAGTACTACAACTTATGTGCCGAGACGTACGGCGGTTCTGCCAACATTGCAAGCCTCCTGGCGCTGCTGACTAAAGAATGAAGAAGTGGAGGGTCATGCGCAACGACTTTATAGGTGGTACTGGCGTTGAGCGCGACAACTTGAGCCAGGAGGAGGCTGATGGCCTCCTGGCCGCCAAGCAGAAGAAGTACAAAAACGGGCGCGACAAGCAAAACCGCGCCTACTTCGTGCAAGAGTATGAAGAGAGCAGGCACAACAAATGAGCCACTTCGAAGATGTAGTGCTGATTGACGCCGTGTTCGGGTACTGCGCCCGTAATAACGTAGAGGTCAACAGCCTCAGCGATCTTACCTTCCTGGAAGTGTCTAAGCGCTTAGCGTTTGACGCTGAGAAACACCCACGTTGGATCCAGGCCAGCCGTGAGATCCGCCGGGGCTATGCCATCTGCCACTCGGCGTGTCACATTAAGCGCATCCAGCATTTTATGCGCAGCCATGATACTGATGCCCCCGCCAACGTGGTTGAATTCCCCACCACTACAACGAGGCATTGATCATGCATATGTCCCCAGGTAATTACAAAGACCGGGTAGCTTACCTGGAAATGGTGGCAGACGACCGTGAGGGCCGTAACACCGCATGTTCTTACGAACACCTTAGAGAATACGGATGGACTAGTGAAGACATAGCGCTTTTAAGGAAAATAGAGTGGAGCAGGAACATTGAAAAGAATAATTCACTTATCAAAAGACTAAAGGACAACACTATGTGCACAAGCAGAACTCAATACGAAAAGACACTTGACGCTGAGCTCTCAGCGCTTGGCAAACCTGTAGGTCTAGAGATTGGCTCCAAGTGGGTATGCAAAGGCGACGTGCTGACAGTTAAGCAGACGGGCCTCAGGTACTTCAACAATCCGGACAGCAACCCAACCATGTACGCCATAGTTGAAGACGCTGATGGGCAGCAGCTACTAATGACCCATGCCGCCATCCGCCGAGATTGCAAGCCTTGGGCAGAGAAGCCAACCCTCTTCGTAACTCTGGGGGGCATACTCAATGCGGATCCTTGCAGGGAGGGGCTACTCCAGCTTTGCCGTATGTACGGGTGCGGCCAGTTAGTGGATACTAACTCTTCAACCTTCCAGCTGATGCAACTATTTGTGGGACATCCGTCCATCAACAAAGCGGTGAGTGTACAGGAGTTTTACAATCTGTACCACGCCAACAATGGCTACGTCAGCGGCGCTCACCTGCGCTTCGTGTGCAAGATGCTGAACTTGGTGCCCAGAGCCAGCAACGGCCCCGACCGCGCCACTATGCTCCGCCTCCTGGGTATCAAGGAGTAACAACATGAAAACCTTTGCGGATTGGGCTCAGGAATTGGCCGAGTCCGTTGGTGAAGTAAAGCATCACTGGGAGACGCGCAAGGAGGCCGACCTTAAGGCCATTGAGCTTGAACCTAGGTGGCAGGGTTACGATAAAGGGTCTGAGCAAGGGGATATATCAACAACTATTTCCTACGGCCCGTGCGATTTCTGTAACACCAGCAACTATCTCTATCCATACCAGTTTACCGCAAAATCAGCGATGCGGGCTATCTGCCATAAATGCCTGGGTCAAAATAACAATTCCGCAGGAGCCAAGCCATGAAATACTATCTCCCCCAATGGGCCCTAGTGATCCTCGTCATCTACAGCATCAGCCCATGGAGTCCTTTCCTGTGAATACACTATACCCTGAAGACATACAACGCATAGTGACCAGCCTCCCCAAGGACGTGGTCAAGTTGCTCAAGACTGCCAGCGGCAAGATCTTCCTGGCCGGGGGCTTCATCCGCGCCAAGATTGCAGGGGAGGTGCCAAATGACATAGATCTGTGGGGCGACGATCTGGTGTACCTGGACAATCAGGCTATCCTGTTCGCCGCTCAGCGCGGAGTGCGGGATATGGAGACCCAGAACGCGCACACTATCCTCACCAATGGTCGCACTCCGGTGCAGTTCATTACCCGCTGGGTATTTGACAAGCCAGCCCTGTGCTGTGAGTCCTTCGACTTCACCATCGCCAGCGCGGCGGTCTGGTACGAAGACGGCGGCTGGCATAGCTACTGCAACGAGCGCTTCTACCGTGATCTGGCCAGTAAGTCGCTGACGTACATGTCCCCAGTGCGGAACGAGGACGCTGGCGGGAGCTTCATGCGCCTCCAGAAGTTCATTGCCAAGGGCTACCGCATAAGCCCCGGCAACTTGGCCAAGGTAACGGCGCGCTTGCTGCAAGGCATTAAGCCTGGGAGTGGGTTTTACGATAAGGATGAAGACTGGCAAGCTGAGGTGATCCTGGGCATGCTGCGGGAAGTTGACCCCCTTTCAGTAGTAGACGGAATTGAGCTGGAGGACGAAACGCTAGTGGCTGAGTTCGAGCTGCCAGTAGTGGGTGATGACCTGCTGTAGCTATTGCGCTGGTGCCACTTAGCTGTTATAGTGGCACCAGCGGCACAACATTACCAAGAGGACAACATTATGATCTCCCCGCTCTACATTCCCCTCAGTTTCAACTGCTACGAGAATCTCATTCTCTGGGCTAAGCCCTACGTCGGTTGCGCTCCGTTCTACGCCTTTGAAGATGGCCTTTTCTGCCCTATCAAGTGGGAGACTCTGTGATGAGTATGGACGAGCTGTATGAAGAAATGAAGGATGTGCTTGCCTACCTTGGCCTGAAGTTCGCTGACAAGGATAAGGTGGCGGTACATATCTGTGATGGCCGCCTGTACTTCGTGCATGGCGATCGTGAAATTTCCATCAAGCTGGAGGAAGAGTGATGAATAACTTCAAATACCAATGCATTGGATATCTTCTTGTTAATGGTTGGGTGCGCGACCATGATGGGTGGGAGTGGGCAAAAATTAGCCCTTGCGAGCCTACCGCGCACTGTGAAACTCTGGGCCAAGCGCTTGACATTCAGCTGGAGTGGGATGATGAATACGAAGCCAGTACCAGAGTGGACTAATGAGGAAATGCGCGCAGTGGCCGAGGAATGGCTGCGCGCCAAGGGCTGGACGCACAAGCACCATCACTGGCCGTGGTGGAAGCCGAGAGCTGGGAGCTCAGCGGTACGCGTGTCGAGCTTCGGGCACGCGCTTGAAAGAGAGATGGATTGGGATATTCCACTACACAACATGAGTACTCCGTGATGAACGATGGAATAGGTTGGGTGCTCGCTGGCTCAGTGTGCATCATCCTAGCCTTTATTGGCTTTGGGTGGTCCGCCAATGAACGAGTTCAAGATGCCAGAGGTAGCTTTGAGCAGCGCTGCGATAAAAAGGGTGGTAAGACTTTACAGGCTTACAAAGGTGGCCGGGAATGGCTCGGCTGCTACAAGATAGAGGAATGGGAAAATGAGTAGCTGGCAGATTTACATACTCGTTATGATAGTAGTGGTACTCATTGGTGTTTGCCTGTATGATGGGGAGGAGTGGTGATGGCAGTTGACAGATATAACCCGCCGTTCCAACCGGGGACCGCCCACTTCCAGAACATGTCTCCCAGTGGCCGAGGTACGTTCATGCTGTACAAAGACTACATGTTCAAGGTTAAGATCCTCAAGGGCCGCATCAAAGAGCTGGAGGCTATCATAGACAACAAGCCTGTTATCGAGGGACCTGTGTCAGCAGAACAGGCTCATCAAAATTGGCTGAACACACCCGGAGGTTAGTATGAAGTCAAGCGAGTTTTACCTGTCTTATGACGAGACATATCTCAGAGCCGGAGCGCGTAACCGCTCTTCCAAGTGCTGCGAGTGCCTGATGGTGCTAAAAGGCTACTACTGGAAGTTGACCTGCACAGACAATGGGGAACAGTTCAACTATCGTACGTGCGAAGCGTGTCGCTCTCAGCGCATGGAATTCTGTCTGGAATTCTTCACGCCCGGCCACTTGATGGCTGATCTTGAAGCTCTGCGCTCGGCTCTGTCCTACGATAGCGCTCGTCCATGGGCCATGCTGACTAACGCCGTTAGCCTGCTACGCCAGCGTAGGCAAGGCGCTAAGGTGCAGCCCGTGCCTACCTATACCCCAACACCGCTTCGTGGCCTACGCGTAGTCTCAGGAGGGTTTTTGCCTAATGCCGGGGCTTAGTATACAGTGCAAAACTTGCAGGCAATAAAAAGCCCCATCAAACCGCTGCTGATTTGATGGGGCAAGCCTGCGTTCTAGCATGAACAGGGCAAATAGTAACACGCCCCAGCCCGAGGAGCAAGTATGTCCACCAGTGCATTTCTAAAGACAGGCATAACCTTCCTGTCCGAAGCCTCTGAGTACCTAGACTCTCGGGGCTTGACCATCCAAGATCTACCAATCGAACCATACCGCAACGTCAACATCGGCTTCCATAGGAAGGTCGGTGCGGACCAGTATGCGCCCCATCTGCTAGAGGGTTGGGCCTTTAAGATACGTGGCCCAGACGGAGATTACTACAGCGACCGTGTACTCCTCCGGCCATGTAACTGGGACCATAACGCTGAGTACTATCAAAAGCGCAATAAGATCTATGTGCGGGTAGAGAAGCCGCCTAAGTTCGTACAGGTGAGCGACAAAGGCGCTGACTGCATCAACTATATATCTACTGTGACAGAGCTGTGCCACGCCCCCATCGTTATGTTCCACGAGAAGTTTACATCGGCGGCGTTGGCCACCAACCTGACTCATATACCCTCTATTGCGTTATCAGGCTGTACTAACTTCAGCCAGGACAAGCGCCTTAAAGACTCTCTTAGCAATATGATCAAGTGCATGCAGCCGAGCGCTAAGATCGTAGTGTGCTTTGATGGGGACCTAATAGAAAACCCGAATGTAATGAATGCTGCTAGTCAACTCAAGGGGTGGATTCATGCAATTAGGCCAGATATCACCTGCACCTTTCCCAATGTCCCCACGATGGTGGACGGACGTAACGGTTGGGACGATTGGCTCGTTGACCAAGCGGAGTTCGCTAGATCACACTTTCTTGCCCTCATGGAAGATTCAGGCGTTGATGTCACAACAGCTCTACCAATTGCCCACCTTATCGCAAAGTACCAAGTCAAAGTTAAGGTCACCAAAGACCGTATACTCATCGAACAGACCGCCGCCAACTATCGAAGACTTCTACATCACCCCAACTGGGAGAATTATGTGCAGGACGTTGGAGGAGCTATCTATAACCGCGAGGACATTGGAGCAGGTGCAGAGACTATGGACTCGTTCGCCATGCGCTACGAAACTTGGCTCGCAGACGCCGTCTTCATTGGTGAAGGAGCCGGAGTACGGAGCGCTCAGGTCAAACAAGCCTGCAAGTTAGAGCTGAAGGAACGTATAATATCCATACCGCTGTTATTGCTTAGCCAGCAGCCGCCCATTACCCACGCGCAGGCGCAGGCAGCAGCCAGCCGCATGTTCACAGAGGGCTTGCGCAGCATTGGCCCCATGACCATGGACGAAACTGTAGAAACTATGATTCGTTGCGCTCGGGACATGGTCGCATTGTGGTCAGCTGATGCTTCGGTGGACATCCAATGGGTACTAGCCCTCGTTGGCCCCAGCGGATGCGGTAAGTCCAACTTTCCCAAGAGCTTTCTACGCTCAATGGAAGCTCTAGGCTATCGGCCCCCCATCGCCCAGTTGGAGAAGTCAGGACCACGAGCCAGCATGGTTGAGTATGTCCGCCAATGCAGGGACTGTCTGGCAGGCGTGTTTGATGAATATAACCCGGATGATAAGAGCGCTAAGCAGGTAGAACAGGACATCTTCACGCTCAGCACTACGCGCATCAGTAACCAACGTAGATCACATGAGGAAGATTCCAGCGAGTGCCTGCGCCGCGCCTTCCTAATGCTGACCACTGTGGACCAGAACAGGACATATATTCGGTCAGAGAAGGGCGCTGGCGAGCGTCGGTTCATTACCATTGAAGTTGTTGGCGTCAAAGAGTTCGGGGGTAAGTTGTCTAGCGACCGTGACGTTATTACTGAATGCGCTCTCCCACTCCTTGTATATGGCTATCAGTTATATATGGAAGGTAATAACGATATGGCTAACGAACACTCGCTTAAATATGTAGACCAATACATCAGCGAACCAACTATCATGGCCAAGATAGCCCGCCGCTGGTCCAATGGTGATATCCACGCTAAGCTCGACGAGTTTCGTAAGGTCATATATCGCCCTGGGACCGAAGACTATCGCTTCTCAATGCCAATGCTTATGGAGCAGATGCTGCCGGAGGAGAATCTAAACCGCCCAGAGAAGGGAGACTTCAGGCATCTGGTTGAAGGGCTTGGCGCTAAGAATATAGGCCAAGCCCGCGTCAACATGATGAATGGCAAAGATACAGTTAAGGATACAGTCTACAGCATTAAGGACTTCAACAAGTTCCTCAATGATCTTGTGTCAATGATGTAACATAATGGTGTGCCTCGCTAAGCACTTGGTCCAGCACACCATGATGCACCCTCTCCAATAGGTCCTTAGTCACCACTGCCACCTCGGCCAGTGGTGCGACCTTCTTTATGTGTAGCGCTTGGTCCTCAGCTATTGACATAATAGCTATCGGAGTGTTGATGACTAAGTGCGCCATCGCCATGTTCGTAACGCTTGTATCTAAACGCCCAGTGTCTTGCTCTACCATGAGCCCGACAGCTTCCCTGAGTGTAGAGTAGTTCATGTCGACCACCTCAGGTTGTGTATGGTGCCACTAAAGCATAGTACTGGCCCCCGCCCTGGACAAGCCCCCGCCGCCAAACGGCCTATCAATCGGCAAATATTGATGGATTAGACACATGCGTATGGTAGGCGAATCGTCTAGCCTCAGCTCATTGGCGGACATGACTCGCGCCATCTCGGTGTGGACTGCCAGTGACGTGCTTCAGATCTTCCAACCTCTTATTATGCGCGCGCACGCGTAGCATAGACCGTGCCAACATCTGCTAAAAATATTTTAAAATAAACGAAAATATTACTTGCGCTGGTGGCACCACACGGCTAAGGTTACATCCAAGCCAGGGCAATAACGCCAAGGCCGGTACAACACTACTAAGGGTAACAGCCATGAAAACCACTACCAAAGCCGCCAAAACCGCACCAGCCGCTAACCTGCCAGCCCCCGTAGCTACCGCATTGCTGGCAATGGTAAACGCCCCAGCCGCGTCAGCAGCTACCCCAGCGCCTGCAACTGTACCCGCTGGCCAAGTGGCCTACACCATTGGTGCCAAGGCTGTAGTTATTAGCGACCGGCTTACCAACCAACGCGGATGCACCGTAGCTCTTAAGGGCACCGCTTGGCTGGAACAGGGCCACAAGGCGCCCAACACTCGGCACATCGTTATTAACGTGCTGGCGGCCCTTGGCGGCACCTTTACCCACGCCCAAGCCGTTGCAGCACTGGCCCCACTTAAAGCCGATGCAACACTGGGCAGCGGTACGCCAGCCAGCTACATCCGCGCCTTTATTAAATGTGGCTACCTTGTCCCTGTAGCCTGCTAACCCAACAACTGCCCAGCGCCGGGGGCTGTACCGGCGCACTGGTGTACTATGACCACCTATGCCCCCATCGCCCCCGTTAACACCCAGCGCCCCGCGCCTAGCGTGCCGGGCTTTGCCACCTTACCTACTGGCTACAGGTACTGATCATGGGCTACATACTTTACACTTGTGTCTTTGTATACTTTGCTGCGCGCTTAGCGCTTGGCATCTGCTAAATAGTTAACTCCGTGCTGTAACCTTGCCCCAGAGCGTGAAGGCCCTGGGGCTTTTTATTACTGATCATTCCTTGGCCGGCAATAGCCGCAGCATAATAACTTCTATGTTAGCGTTAATAGCGTCTATGCTGGCTATGCGCAGATCTATTAAGTCTATGGTCTTGCCCACTTGTTCCAACTTGGCCGACAAAGTGTCCAGCTTAGTATCTAGCTGGTTGGCCTTGCGCTTTACCATGTCCATTAAATCGTCCAACTTTTCCAGCCGGTCTGGTATGGTTGGCTTCGGCTCTTTGGGCGGCTTCGGCTCTTTGGGCTTCCTCTCCACTATCACAGGGTCCAGCACTATGCCCCGGATAAACGTGTCCCAATCAACCAGCATAACGCTATAGACTGTATCCTTCATTGTGCTGTTAGGCCCTGTGCGCGCCTTACCTATGCGCTCGGCGCCATGCACTACCAGTTGGTCCCCGATAGCCCGCCAACTAGCCGCGTCTGTCCTACCTATGTTATGGCCGGGTGATATAACATCTATAAACTCTGGCGCGCTAAACCGCACGTCACCTGTATAGTCCCTGTAATATTCGTTGCGAAACACTGTAAGATCCATTGTAATGTCCTCCTAAGGACGTGTGTTAGGGTGTAGCGCTTATAGCATAGCCTTGCCAACCCCACTAGAGCAAGCACGCCTTGGCTGCCCTATGGCGGCCCTATGGTGGCTAAGGGCTAGCCCTATGCCTATACCCGCAACCCCTGGAGCTGTATTGTCCCTTTGCATTGGCGGGGCATGGCCAATAGGAATAGCCTATGGTCCATTCCAGGGGCGTAGGGTTTGGTTGCGGGGTTTGTATAGGGGCTAAAACTAAGCTGTAAGCCGCAAGGCGTATGGTGTATAGGGGTTCCAGGGGGTAATATTAGGTGTTTTGTGTTTAGCGCTAAGTGCATGTGGGGTTTAGGGTTGTTATGGCCACACACACACATGCGCTTTTTACCTATATAAGTTTGCGGCAAAAATACCCCTAATTACCCCTATGGCTCGTTAGCTGCGCCCGGCGCCCCGCGCCAAGGGCCGCGCCGAGCCCTTGGCGCCACGTTTACAGAGTGATGCCACCCCCTGCCCCTACACCGAGCGCCGAGCGCTAAGCGCCTCCAGCCGAGAGCGCATTTCCAATTGGCATGGTCCTTGCATAGCTCTGTGTAGCGAGGTGCTGAGCGCTCGGCTCGTCGCTCCTTGATGGTGCGCAGAGCGCTAGGCTCGGTCAGAGATGGCGCAGTGGATGTCGCGCTCGGCGCTTAGCCCCCCCGGGGTAGGCGCAAAAAGTACGGGGCGTCGCGCTCGGCCTCGGGGCGCCGAGCGCAAAATGTGAAAAACAGAAAGTGGTGCCACTTCCCCTAGAGCTGCGCACAAGGCGCTAAGCGCCAAGCGCTACCCTTGCTAGGGGTGCAGCGCTAACGCGGCGGCAGCATAGGGCGGGAGCGGCCACAGCAGCATTGTAGCGCCCAGCGCCCAGCGCCCAGCGCGAATTTTGTGGGGCTGGCTATTTCCCCAGAGAGTGGCACCCACTATGCGCGTTGAGCTGCGCAGCAGAGATTGCTTCCCCAGTTACGATGTGCTATAGTGGCACTTACCTGTATCCATCTCCCGCCATTCTGAGCCACGTCATGAGAGAAATTAACTTTGATGAAGCGTTGGACATTGCTCTAACGCAGCGGCAGATAGATCGAGCGCAGGGCGCTAAGCGCAAGCGGCCGAGCAGAGCGGAGGTGGAGCAGGGCTTTCTAGAGGCTTTTGAGCTGGTCGGGGGGATTACACGGCTGGCTATCTGGGCCAACAAGGAGAGTAACTATGGGGAGTTTCTCAAACTTTACTCTAAGTTGGTGCCGAAGGAAGTGTCTGAGGAAGCGGGGCAGGTCTTTATCTACGAGTCGGCAGTGCCCGCCAGTGGGCTCAACAAACCGGCGGCTATTACCCACGTAGATGTAGAAGACCTAAAGGAGACGAACAATGGTTCTGCCCCCTAGTTCTAGTCCGGCCAACTTCAGTCTTAACCAGATCACGAACGGGGTTAACCTTGATAGCGCGCGCAGGGTCAAGAGCCCATATGTACTTCGGCATCAGTTCGAAGAGTTTCACGCTCGGCACCAGCGCTTTGCTGTCCTCGTCTGTCATCGACGCATGGGGAAGACAGTTGCTTGTATTAACGATCTCGTGGATAAAGCTATCCAGTGTAATCTGATGATGCCTCGCTATGGGTACGTCGCTCCGTTCTACACTCAGGCTAAGCAGATCGCTTGGAACTATCTTAAGTATTATGCCGGGCCACTGATCGAGAAGGTCATGGAGTCGGAGCTCAGCGTAG